GCGGTGAGTACGTGAGAAATGGCTCGAATGACATGATCATTTTTGAGAATCTCAATCACATTCGCGCACCTCCTCAAACGGCTCCAAGATTGCGCACATAGGCCGCATTCTGCGTCCACTGGATTTCAGCCAGAATCCGGGCCAGCGTCGTGCCGTCGATGGTGAGCGGAATGGTGACGTTGAACGCCTGTCCACTGAACGTCCGCCCGACATCAGAAAGCCCGGAAAGCGTTGCATCCATATTGATGTGAGACGGAATGGCAGTCTGCATATCTGCCGTCATGTCCTGCATGACAGAAGAAATGCCGTCTGCCAGATGTTCCGCCGAGCGCACCGCCGTTTTGCCGTTTTTGTCGAGAGATCCTGCAAGACCTTCAACCAGCATCTCACCAATCCAACCCATTTCTTTCGAGGGCGAATGAATTCCAAAGAAGTCGCAGATGCCGTCCCAGATGGACGAGATCCATCCGCTGACCTTATCCCAGAGCCACGAAGCGAGGGACTGAATGCCCTCCCACAGCCCACGTACAAGGTTCGCGCCGACCTCTACGATTTTCGGAATGGACTCCGTAAAGGCGGTGACAATCCCCGCAATGATCTGTGGGACTGCCTTGACGATCTCCAGAATAATAGTGGGGAGGTTTTCAATGAGGGAGATAAACAGCGTCACGCCCGCCTCCACCAGCTGTGGGATGGATGCCAGCAAAGCGTCCACAATGGCGGTGATGATCTGGGGTAGTGCTTCCACAATGGTCAGAATGATCTCCGGTAGGTTCTGCACCAGAGATACCAACAGGTCGATACCCGCCTGCACGATCAGCGGCAGGCCTTCCAACAATGCCTTGACGATGCCGTCAATGATCTGCGGCAGGACCTCCACGATTGCTGCAATGATGTCCGGCAGCGCATCCACCAGTGCGGTCAGAAGCTGGATGCCTGTCTCTATGATCTGCGGAATGCCTGAAATGAGGAAATCCACAATGCCCGTGATGATGGCAGGAAGGGATTCGATCAGCTGCGGCAGGGCATCCAATAGTCCCTGCGCCAAACCGAGAATGAGTTGGAGTGCCGCATCCAGCAGGAGCGGAAGGTTGTCGATGAGTCCCTGCACGATGGTCGTAATTGCTTCCACGGCGGCGGGGATCAACTGCGGCAGCGCGTCCGCAAGCCCCTGCACCAGTGACACGATCATCTGGGTTGCCGCGTCAATGAGCAGCGGCAGATTGTCGATGATCGCCTGCGTGATGGTCATCACTGCCTGCACCGCAGCCGGAATCAGCTGGGGCAGCAACTCCAAGATGGTAGTCAGAAGCTGCGAAAAAAGCTGCGTCACGGTATCCAGCAGCGTAGGAAGCAGTTCCGCAATGGCTTCCAATAACGCTTTTGTCGCCGTGGGCAGCGCCTTTACGATATTCTCAATGACAGGTGTGATGTTGGCAATGACGTTTTTCAGCGCCTCCGCCATATTCCCGCACAGCTGCTCCATGTCGGCATCTGCATTGCCGAAGCCGACGAGAAGGTTCTTTCCCGCCGCCTGCAAAGCGTTGATGGAACCGGAAATGGTGTGTTCCGCTTCCTTTGCGGTCGTGCCGGTGATGTCCATGCTCGTCTGAATGACATGGATGGCATCTACCACATCGGCATAGGATTCGAGGTTATAGTGGATGCCGGAGATCGCCTCGGCATCGGCCAGCAGCCGCTCCATTTCGGATTTCGTGCCGCCGTAGCCAAGCTTCAGGTTGTCCAGCATCGTGTAGTTCTGCTTGGCAAAGCCCTGATATGCCGACTGGATCATGGACATATCCGTACCCATCTTGTTGGCGTTGTCGGACATATCTGTGATCGCCATGTCAGCGTACTTGACTGCCTTTTCGGTGTCGCCGCCGAGGGACTGGATCAGGCTTGCGGAGAACGAGGTGACCGTCTCCATGTATTCGTTTGCAGACAAACCCGCTGTTTTATAGGCGTTTGCAGCGTAGCTTTGCAGCTCCTTGGAGTTGTCTTTGAACAGCGTATCCACGCCGCCCACCAGCTGCTCATAATCGGCATAGGCAGAGACGACTTCCTTGCCCAGCTTGACGGCGGCGGCCCCGGCAGCAGCAGCGACCGCGCCCATCGCCGTGCCAATGCCCTTGAGAACGCTGCCCAGCTTTTCAAACTTGTCGCCGGATTTTTCCGCTTTCTCTCCGGCGTCGTCGATCTTGCCGCCCATGTCCCCGGCATTTTTTGCGGCATCGTCCATTTCATCCGCCATCCTGGACACGGACTTCTCTGCGTCCGTATAACCGTCGCTGGCTTCGGAGAGCGCGTCGTTGTTGGCTTTCAGTTCGCGCTCCATGTCGTTGAGGGCGGCTTCTGCATTGTTCAGCTGGATCTGCCAGCTTTGGGTGCGGCGGTCGTTTTCCTCAAAGGACTCCGACGCATTTTTCAGCGCCTGCCGCAACACCTCGATCTTCTGCTTCTGCGCATCGATCTGCTTGTTCAAAACCTCCGACCGGGCGGCGACGGCCTGCATGGAGGTGTCGTTTTTGCCAAACTCGGAGGAGACCAGCTTCATTTCCGAGCCGAGGACCTTGAAGGACTGATTGATGTCCGCGATGGCCTTTTTGAACTCCTTTTCGCCTTCGAGTCCGATTTTTAAACCGAAATTGTCTGCCATACTGCCGCCTCCTTTCCGCGCGGGTTATATGATGGGGTTTACAGTGATATACACTGTGCATGGGGTGCCTGTGATTTTAAGGTAAGCGCCCGAGGCGGAGCTGCTGATGACCTCGCCGGGCATCGCGGCATAAGAAAGATTTTTCCGCAGACAGGAAAGATGGATCATTCCTCCAACCACAGAGGTCATTTCCACATCAGACTCTCCCGGAACGGAAACAGAGCCGTCCGGTCCGTATGCGGTAAAAGCTGTGGTCGTATGGTTGGAAACCGTAATGTCGGCGGGTTCGCTTTCTCCGCCTGCGGGCACACGCGCCAATAGATCGACCATGCTTGGCAAAAGAGCATCCTTGGGAACGCTCACGCCCTTGGCGGTAAGCCAGCTTTTGAAGGCAGCTTTTGCGTCAACAAGCCGTGTGATTTCTTGCTCAATACTCATATTCACCTCAGATCGCCGCGAGGGCTTCTTCAATATCCGCAGTCAGCGACACCGTACCGCCTGCGGTGTAGCCTGCCGGAATGGTCACGCTGGTCGTGGTCAGACCGTCCATTGTGGCGGTGGCGCTGCCGTTGTCCGGCATGGAGCCGGTGACCTTTAAGCCGTTCACAAAGGCTGTCTTGCCGTCGAGGATATTCGCCGCCAACGCATCCGCACCGGAGGTGTCTGCGAACGCATCCGGAATTGCCGCCACGCTGACCTTGGTGAGAACTTTACCCGTGGACGGCACAATGTCCTGCGCCGCTTTGGTCGGCGTGACCGTTTTTGTTTCCACTGCGACGGACACCTTGCCTGCGCCGCTGTGATACCCCTTCGGGATGGTATAGGACGGCGTACCCGCATCAAGCGCCTTGGATACTGCGCCGTTGTTCGGCATGGTACCGGTCGCGACCTTGCCGTCCGCTGTGACGATCACCTTGCCGGTCAGTGTATCCGCCGCGACCGCCGTAACGGAGGAGACATCCTGATACGCATCGGGGATCTGCGAGACGGTGACGTCGGACAGGCCGTAATAGCCGTTGTCTGGAGTGATCGCCTGCTGTGCTTTCGTGGGCGCGACCGTTTTGCTTTGCAGCTTGTAGTTGCCGCCGCCCGCCACACCGGAAACTGTACCGCTGCCGTTGTGGTAGCCTGCGGGAATGGTGTAGGTATCGCCCTCCTGCACAGTCGCGGAAACCGCACCCTGATTGGAAATGCCGTCCACCGCTGTGGCGCAGTCGTCCAGCTTGGCTGCTGCGGTCACAAGCCCCAGTGCCACCAGCTTTGTACGGATCTTGTTTCTCGCCGTCTGGAGCTTGGCGAGTTCTGTTGCAATGCTCATAAAACCTCCTATATCGTGCCGAGCAGCACTTCGATGTTGCCCAGTTCCGCATATACTGCCGCTGCGGTGATGGGAAGCGTATTGTCTGCTTCGGCTTCCTCCGCCACCTGCACGGCAAGCCGTCCCTGCTTGTCCCACATGAGCGCGTGACCCAGCGAGAGGTCGCCGCCGACCTGAACGGTCGCTTGGAAGTCGGCATGGAGCCGTTCATCCTCGGTGTGCAGCTTTGCGCTAATTTGCATCGGCAATCAACTCCTCTCGATGCAGTAGTTCTTTCGTCGGGATCGGAATGCTGTCTGTTGCAAATACCGCGCCGCCGAGCATGACCCGAAGCTGCACTTTTGCGATCTGGTTGTCCGGCAGCATCAGCGTTTCAGTCTGTGTCAGGCGAAGGCTGACCTCCGTACCGTCTGCGGACAGAGAAAGCTCCGAAAGTGGACGCAAGATCCGGACCGTTCCGCAGGCAAGACAGAACTCCGCAGCCGCGCAGCCGGTGATGCTTTTGTCAAGAGAAAGCGTCAGGGTCGGCGTTGTGCCTGGGATAATGCTCATACCGCCTCCTTAAATCCCATCCGGAATAATATCATCAATGTATACCTCCCGTTTCGGCTTTGCCATGCCGAGGAACTGCCTGTGACATTCCCACAGGTCGAGGAGAAAACCGAACGGTGTCAGCCAGACCTCCTCGGATGGAAGATGCAGCTGGGCTGTTCCGTAATAAAAAAGCCGGGTAAACAGTTCCGCATCGGAGACCGTTACCCGACAGGTGCGTTTTTTGAGTCGTTTTCGCTTTCCACATTCCGCTTCGTTCCCTTAAACATGGCCTCCATAATGGCTGTTTTGTACTCCGCCAGTTCCAGAGGACTGGTGAGCAGTTCCACAGCCTCCTGCGTGAGCAGCTCCTGCTTGTCTTCCGGAGTACGGAGATTGTGGATGAGCACGGACTGGTTTGCCAGCAATGTAATGAGCCACACCAGCTCATCCAGCGCCATTTCAAAGTTCTCGGACTGCATGAGCTTTTCGCCCAGATTTTCCAGACCACCGTAACGGCCTGCGATCTCCTTGGTGGCGCGGGTGGTGAGAATCAGTTCAAACTCCCGACCGCCAATATTGATTTTTGCACTTCTGTCGTCCATAACAAGTCTCCTTATGCCTGTGTAAATTTGGGTTCATACACCTCGGTGTACCAGCTGCTGATAACCGATGTGGAGATACCGGTGGAATCTTCAGAAACCTCTGCTTTCCACGGGTGCTTTCCCTGACCGTCCAGCTTGTTGCGGCGCAGGACAGTGCCCTCGATGGTGGGTGTGGAAAAATCGATGCTTTCGCCCTTGGTGGTGAGGTTCGTCGCGGGGATGCCGAACTTGACCTTGTAGAGCCAGAAGTAGCGGTACTTGCCGTTGGACTTCTTCGCCCTGAAACCTACCGCCACAGGGTCGCCGCCGTCCTCGGATGCGGAAATCAGTACCTTGTTGTCGTCGATTTTCGCACCGGTGAGGTCCTGGGCCACCTGCACGCCGATATCGTCGATGCCCAGTGTGAGCGTGCCGCTTTGGAACTCTTTCACGACCTCTGCTGCGCCGTCGTCGGCATAGAGGGTTGCCTCGGCCAGTTCCACAGAAAGCTCCGCCGTCATGGCCTTGGCAAGCGGTGTCGGGGTGTCATAGGTTTCTTCACCGTTCTCGCCTTCGGTGATTTTTGCGTAATAAAGTTTATCCAGACCAATGGTCGCCATTGTCATTCCTCCCAAACATAAGATTTTGCCACATCAATGGCATAGTGGTGGTAGCCGGTGTCGGTTTCAAAGCCGATGTACCGGCGGTCTGTAATATAGAAATCCGCGACTAAAAGAGTGCGGACAAGTCTGTTTTTCAGCTTGGTGTAGCTGCCTTTTGTAAAAAGAGATAGCCGAACCTCCTGAATGTCGATACCCGGTTGATTATCCGCATGGAGGTCAAAGCTGTCCGACAGCGGTGTCAGCACGAGGTAGGTGTCCGGCGCTGCATTGGAGAACGCACCGGTTTCCACAGGCACACCGCATTTGTCAGCGATAGTATTCAGTTCCGATAGCAAGCTCACAGCTTTTCGACCTCCTCCTTGAGCGTCTGATCCATGACGCGGATGCACTCTGCCTTTGACGCGGATTTTGCAGGTTTCAGAAACGGCTTTGCAGGCTGTCCGTGCTTGCCGTATTCCAGAATGTTCGCCAGTTTGGCGTTGCTGCCGCCGTCTGAGCGCGGTTCGGAAAAGCCGATCTTGATGTCGTGGTTACCCTCACGGTTCAGCTTGACGGGGGAGAGGCCCAGCGACTGTTCCAGTTCGCCAGTGGAGCGCGAATCGTACTTTGTCCCGCTGCCGATGACGGCAGAGAGGTTGCTGCGTACTTTAGCGAGGACTACCTCACCACCGGCTTGCAGAACAGAATCTGCAACGCGGTCAAAGTCGCTGCCCAGACGGGAGATTTTCAAGAGGAATTCCTCCGCCAATTTGAAATCAGCCTTTGCCAATGGTGGGTTCACTCCTTTTCGCTAAAACCTCGAGATACATTCCGCGGCCTTTCACGTTCTCCACGGAAACGATGTCATAGCGACCATCTTCCGTCACCAGAATGTGATCGGTGGTGACCGTCAGCCCCGGAATACACCGAAAGCGGAACAGGTCGGTGGCTTCGCTGAATGCCGCAAGGTTCGCCCACCGCTCAGAGCCGTGCCGACCTTCCCGGTAGACGCGGATGGACGCAAGGACTTCATTCTCAGAATGGGTGAAGCCCTCGCTGTCCTTGTCCTGTTTCGTTTCCACAATGTCGGCAAAGCCGTTCATTTGTCCAAGACCCATACTCACACCTGCCAATTTCTGTCCAGGCGGAGCAGCAGATTGACCGTATTCCACACCTGCTGTGCCGAACCGACGGTGCTAGAGAAGAACCCGCCGGTGCCGCCGTCCCGCGATTCATAGAAGTGGGACGCCAGCATGATAACTGCCTGCTCCGTGGTGGGCGACATAGGTGCGTTCAGATATGTTCCCTCCGGGATGTGCTGATAACTCTCCGCATAGGAAACAGCAGCGGTGATGTAGCTTTTCAGCAATGCATCATCCGCTGTGTGTTCCAGAATGAGGTTGGCTTTCACTTTGGTGAGCAGTTCGTCCATCACCGCTGCCTCCTTTCATCAGGCTGCCTTCATTTTCAGGAGCTGGATGCCCTCCGGCAGAATGATCTTACCGTCCACGCGCTCGGTGGCGACAAAGCCGACCTGCCCGTTGGTGGAATACAGCTCGTTCAGACGCTGAACGGTTCTGCCGGTGCGGTCAGCGATCCAGTAGCTCTGGAAGTCGCCGAAGGCAATGGAGAGCGCACCCGCCGCCAGCGTAGGAGCATAGGGGCTGGTGTAAATCTCGTAGCCCAGCAGTCTGTCCGGCTGACCCGCCTGCAAAGAGGGCTGCCACAGATACTGACCGTTGGAGTCCTTCAGCTTACGCAGTGCGGAAACGGTGGCATCGTTCATCAGGAACTTGGCGTTCTTGCGATAAGGTGCTTTCAGGGCGTAGATGAGGGAGATCACCTCGTCGGTAGTGACGGCGGTCGCACTGGCTGCGGTAACGCCGACCGTGCCGCCGTTGGCGGTGAACAGGCCGGTTGGCTGACCCGTGCCGGTGCCGACGCAGAATGCCTGCTCCTCGGCAGCACCGAAGGCATAGGCAAACTCGCGGGCGATGTATTCCTCCAGGTCGAAGGCACTGTCGTCCAGAAGCTCGATGCTCACCTTCACAAGGTCGGTCAGCTTGTAGGCGTCGATGGTCTTCTGGGCGAAGGTGGGGTTGCTCTCGGTGTATGCTGCGTTCTCTGCAGTCCACGCTGCGGTGGAATGGGTCGCCGCAACGGGGATTTTGCGCTCGTTATCGGTGGTGATGACCTTGCACAGACGGCGCATCACATTTTCCTCCTTGAGCGTGTCCACGATGAACTTCTCAAATTCGGTGGGGACGAGATAGCCGCCGTTGGCATCCACGCCCTCGGAGAGCACATTGTGGAGCATCCGCTTGCCGCGCAGATGCAGACCAAAGTCCTCGCGGTAGGCATTGGACGCTCTGCCGGTTTTGGCTTCACCGGTCGCTTTCTGGGGCTGCTCGGTGATGGGAGAGGATACGGGCTTTGCAAGCTCTGCAGCAATGGCATCGCGGCGCTCCATGCGTCTGACCTCATTGGTCAGGTCGTTCAGTTCCTTCTCCATATTGGCGTAAACGGCGTCGTCCTCAGTGGACAGAACGCCCTTATCATTGCGGTGGGTGTCGAGGAAGCCCTCCATCATAGCCCACAGCTTGGCGCGCTTTTCGCGCAGTTCAACGATCGTCATATTGAAATACCTCCATATTAAATGTAGTTTTTGATGGTGTTCAGTTCCGCTCTGAGTGTTTCCACAGAGCGTCCCGTGCGCTCTGGCACGGCACTTTTGGGTTGAATGGCGCACTTTGCGGCAATCTTCTCCATGAGAGAATTCACCACATTCGCCTTGGAATACAGCATGGAAACGGTGGGCACAGGCGCATCTTCGGACTCCGTGCCTCTCTGCATGATTTCGTCCGCAAAGCCCAGTTCCACCGCCTTATTTGCGTCCATCCAGGTTTCTGCATCCATGAGGTGCGAGAGCTTGGCGCGGGAAAGGCCTGTCTTGATCTCATAGGCGTTGATGATGGAATCTTTCACGCTGCTGAGCATTTCAATGGCTCTCTGCATTTCATCCGAATTGCCGAATGCCGCCGTCATGGGGTTGTGGATCATGAGCATGGACACCGGGGATACCAGCACCTTCGTGCCTGCCATGGCAATGACGGACGCTGCGGATGCCGCAATGCCGTCGATCTTCACGGTCACATCGCCCTTGTAGTCCATGAGCATATTGTAGATTTGAGCCGCCGCCACGCAGTCGCCACCGGGGCTGTTGATCCAGACGGTGATGTCACCGCTGCCGCTATTCAGTTCATCCTTGAAAAGCTGCGGCGTGACATCATCGTCAAACCAGCTTTCCTCGGCGATGGTCCCGTTCAGGAACAACGTCCGTTCCGCTGTCTCCGTCTGGTACTTCCAATTCCAGAACTTCTTCATCGGTTTCTTCCTCCTTCCTGTTATCGATAGCTGTATCTGCAAAAGCCCCGGCGTTTTGCAGCGGGAGCATATTGCCGTTGATGAGGTATAAGTCGCCGCCGTCCTTTTCCGGGATGCGGTCGAGGTTTTCCAGCTCACGGATGTCGTTGGCGGACATCCAGCCGTTCTGGCGGCCGATGGCGTACCCGTTCATGCGGCTCTGGTAATCGCCGCGGAGCAAGCCTTCCAGATTGAATTTCACGAAGTACTTCTTTTTCTCGTCCTCGGAAAACAGGGAACGCATGATGGATTGCTCCCAGCGGACGACCCATGGGTCAAGGGTGTATTTCACGAACTCAAGGGATTGCTGCTCAATATTAGAAAAGCTCGACTTTTCCAGATCGCCGACCATGTGCGGTGGGACCCGGAAAATTCGAGCAATTTCATTGATTTGGAATTTTCGTGTTTCAAGGAACTGTGCCTGCTCCGGCGAGATGCCGATTGGTGTGTACTTCATGCCCTCTTCCAGCACAGCAATCTTGTTTGCATTGCCGCTGCCGCCGAAGGTGGACTGCCAACTCTCCCGCACACGCTGCGGGTCTTTAATCGTGCCGGGGTGTTCCAGCACACCGCCCGGGGCAGCACCGTTGGCGAAGAACTTGGCGCCGTACTCCTCGCAGGCGATAGCCATACCGATGGCGTTCTTCGCCATAGCGATGGGACTGTAGCCGACCAGCCCGTCAAAACCCAGACCGGGGATGTGGAGCACTTCCGAGGGATGCAGTGTTACAGACGATCCTATATCCTTGATGGCCTCATCCGAGCCACGATAATAGGTGTAGTAAAGCCGACCGTTCTCGTCTCTGTCCACTGACATCTTGTTGGGCATCAGAGGATACAGAGCAATGCTCTCGTTTTTGCCGTTGCGGATAACCTGGGCATAAGCATTGCCCCACAGGAGCAGATGGGTCATGAGGGTCTCTCGGAATACGAAAGAACTCATTTCCGGGTTCGGTTCATCGTGGAGCAGTCGGTACAGCGGATGGTCGAGGGCTTTTTCCTTGCCGCCACCATCGGTGTATCTGTAGAGGTGCAGCGGAAGTCCCGCCACAGCTTCTGCCAGGATACGGACACAGGAGTACACGGCAGTCATCTGCATGGCAGACCGTTCCGTCACCGTTTTGCCGGAGGTCGTGCCGCCCATGAAAAAGGCATAATTGCTGCCTGCCGTGCGATTCACGGGCTTGTCTCTGGATTTGAACAGCCCTGAAAAGATACCCATCGACATCACTCTCCTTCAAAATGGGCATAGAAAAAGCACCTGCTCATACGAACAGATGCTCTCGTAGTATTGAATTTAAATCGTATCACTTTCGCTTAGCTGGCGGCTGATGTCCCGCCCACCGTAAATGATACGGACGGCATAAACCGTGTTTTTGGTTTCGTCCGGGTAGTAGAAAATGAGATAGTTCTTGACCGGGAAACAGCGCAATCCTTGACTTTGCCAAGGCTCCTCTTCATAAAGCCGATACCGCATGGGCATCTGCTCTAAAGAGAGGATCTCTTTTGTGATCTGCCGTACCAGTTTTACTGCGACCTGCGGTTCCTGCAGCTCGTAGGAGATGTAGTCCAGAATATCTCGCAGGTCGCGTCTTGCCTGGTCGGTGAATTCTACTTCCCAATTCATACGCCGTAGTCCCTTTTCAGTTCATCCATGACGCTCTGTGCGGAATGGGTGCGACCGGCACGGATATCTGCCATGCCTTTCTCAAGCTCTGCATCCTGCTGCTCCT